AAAGCTTCATCCATATCATCATCAGCTATATCATCAATGATTCCAGTTACTTCATCAATTTGATCTTCAGACAGACTTTCAGTATTAAGATTCATAATGAAGTCCATCATCTTATCCATCATTTTAGTATCTTCATCAGGAAAATATTCATCATTATCTTCATCATCATTCAGATAATTCTCTAGTTTTTTTTCAATATCACTCATTTTAAACTCCTTTAATCTGCCATTGAACTCTGACCTTTTCTGTACTTCTTACTCGTTTGACCTTTTTCAACCTTAGTATCCCAACTTTTATCAACATCATCAAAAAACTTGGTTTGTTTATCTTTCGGAAGGTCTTTATAGCTCTTTACTTTATATTTTTTAAGCATCTCCTTAAAAAAATCATCATATTCTTTACCACCAACTTTAGCTTCATGAATTGCAATCAATTCATTTAGCTGAACTTTTTCATCAAGATCACCTAGCCAACCATCTATCTTTTCTAAAATCTTCATTTTTCCTCCTGTGACCGTTTCCTTCTATGATATCTAACTTTTCGTCTACCCGTAGCAGTCTTACCCATTTGTGCCATTCGTCCCTTAATTTTTGCCCTTTTCCTACCTTGTGAACTCCTTGCCATTTTAGCTTTTCTTCTTTTTATAGAATTCTTATTCGTCCTATACCATTTTTTAGAATATTGATTCTTACTAGCAGTAGCCCTTTTAGCAAGTTTGGGTGTTTTGACTTCCTCAATGCCTTCTTCATCAAACTCTACTTCAAGTTCTTCGATCATGTCTATAATTTCTTGAAGTTGATCATCACTAAGACTATCAGGGTCTAAATTAATGATAAAATTAGCCATTTTATTAAATAGCAATTCATCAAAAGAAAATTCAGTATTCACCTTAGTACTGCCTTTAGGTAAAATATGGTCTTCCTGTTCAAGAATATCATCAATAGTTTCTAGTAATTCCATTAAGTAACCTTTTCTAATGCTTCCTTAACACCACTTTTACTCTTTTTACCTTTCTTGGCAATTACGAATTCATCATCCCCTTCTTCTTCTTCAGGTGGAGGTTCTTCTTCAGGTGGAGGTTCTTCTTCATTTCCTACATTTGCATTAACATCCCTAACTTTAGACTCAACTTTATCAACACTAGGTAACATTTGCCCTTTCCTATCCACTGAATTCACAACTGCTCTTAATGCCATAATAAATTCTGAATACTCCTTTGACATATCTGCTAAAAGCTGTTGAGCTTTCTTAACAAAAACAGGATTATCATCAACTTCCATAATTTTATCCTCTAAACCATCAATAAATTCTTCTATTTGATCATCAAGAGAATGAAGTTGATTGAGCATTTTTTTTCCATTCTTTTTCTCGTTCTTGCCATTTTTCTTTTTATCTTTCTTTTCTTCAAGTAAAACTTCTTTGAGTCCCATAATTAACTCCCTTTACAATATTCCCCCATCAATTAATTTATGAATCTGTTCTTTTACTTCTTCATTAAACATAGAAAGGGTCTTATCTCTATCATCAGAATTTCTAACTATTTCAATAATATCCTTTAGATCACTATTGGATTTTAAAGACAGAGAAATTGCTTCATTTTTTTCTTGTATCGACAAGTATTTATCTATTCTATTTATAAGTTGTCTCATATCATTAATATTTATATAAATTTAATTAATTTGGATTTACTTTTTTGATTTCTTTTCTTATTGTTTCATCAGATTCTTTATGATGTATAGCCATTTCTTTTCTTATGTTACTAAATTCTTTTTCTATTGATCTTTTAAGAGCAGCATTTAATTCTTCGACTGAATCAATTATTTCCTGATGCCCTGCTGCACTACCTTGTTGTTCCATTACACTTTTTTCCAATGTCATTCTTCCTATTAAGTATCCCATAGAAAGAACAGCAAAGGCTACTACTACCACAAGAATCATTTTTCCTATTTTATTTTCAATTATCTTAACTTTTTCAAGTATAGAATCCGATGTTAAATTTACGGTATCAGTACATGTACCTATTTCAATAGATGAAACTTTGCTATGATCTTTCAAAGCTTCATGTAATTCTTTAACTGGCATATATTCAATCAAACTAATTAAAGAATGTTGCTGTTCTATTAATTTTCTTAAAGTAGACTCACTCTTGTCTGAAGACTCTTTTAATGTCTCAAATAGCTTGACCATCAATTCAACATTATCCATATCTAATCTGCTCCATGTACTTCATTGGAAAGAGATGATATCTGGTTATCTATCATTTCTAGTTTTTCATATTCCCTTCCCGTTATTTCACTTTTCCACTGATGTATTTTGATTTCAAGCTCATTAAATATAATTTCTTCTTTTTTCCTTAAATTTTCCTCTGCTTCTTTATATCTTGACATATCCCTTACTGCTGTCAGTCTTAAGCCATTAGGTAATGTCTTTCCATGAATCTCTACCGGAAATTCAGTACCATCTTTTTTTATTGCAGTGTGCTCATATACTTCTTCATAATTTGCTTTTACATTATCTTTAACTAAATCAATATCTTTTTGAGCAACATATTTCCATACTTTTTGTCCGATTAAATCTTCCTGTGAACATTGAATTATATCTGCAAATTGTTTATTAATATCAACTATTACACCACCTTTAGATATCACTACCCCTTCAAATGATGCTTCAGATAGTAATTTAAATCTTTTTTCACTTTCTTCTAAATTGGACATTAGTTTACGTCTTTCAATGGCATATTTTAATGATCTAACAAGAGTTCCAGCATTAAATTCAGGTTTATAAAGATAATCTTGTGCTCCTAGTTTAACACATTGACATGCTATTTCTTCATAACCAGATACTACAACAATAGGAATACAATTACATTGAGCTAAAACTAACTTAAAAGTGTCTAATCCTGATGTACTATCAGGAAGTACTAAATCAAGAAGAATAACGTCTGTTTCACACTTATGCATTAATTCTTCTATTCTACACTCTTTTTTAAGGTAATTTAGACCTTTTTCTAATGTATTTTTATGAATTACATTAAACTTAGTGATTTTTGAAGTAGATAGAAATGAATATATTAATTCAGCATTTTGTTCATCATCTTCTATATACAACACATTAATTTTTTCAGGAATTATCATTTTCTCCACCTTTTTCTTCACATAATTAAATATTCTTTACTATTTATATTTATATTTATTTTGAGCTTTTCTGAAAAATTTGAAAAATTTTATAAATATTAATAAAAGGAGAAAAAGAATGAAAAGAAAAAGTATAATGTTAATAATAGTACTCTTAGTTTTACTGTCATGTGCAGCAATAAAAACAAAAATGACTCCATGTATTGTTGATAAGCCAGATGGTTCAAAAATTGAGCTATCTCAATTTTGCAATGAAAGCAGACAAGCAGGTAGAACAAGTTATATTTGTAATTTAGAAAAAGAGTATCAACTTGATCCATGTGTATTACACAGAGGATTAGAAGTAGTCTCCCAAGAAGGCTTAGTATTGGAAGGATATACATTCGAAGAATTTGAAGCATGGGCAAATTATGTAAGAGACCGTGTTAAAGCAGGAATAACATTTGGTATACTCCAAAGCATTGCTTTAGAACAATTCACCAAAATAAATAAAATGGTAGGAGCACAAATCCTTTTATTAGGTAATATGATAGTACAGCTTCCACAAAATGAAATAATTGATCAAGATGATACAATACTGGTATTATCAAGCATTGATGATCTTGTACAAGAAGTCAAAAGGCTAGACATATGGATAAAATAAAATTAGATCAATATTTGATATATCGTCATTTGATGGACAATGGAGACCTAATAGAGTTTTCTACCTTTTCAGTAATAGGGAAAATGATTCGTTTTTTCACAAAAAAAGACGTTAATCATACTGCTCTTTTATGGTGTGTCGATGAATTCAAAAATATTAAAGATAGAAGATTCATTATGGAAGCTCTAAATGCAGGAATCGAACTGAATCTACTATCAACTAGATTAAAAAACTACAAAGGATCAGCATATTGGTACTCTTTAAAAGATGAATTCAATGAATTCAGGGATGAAGTAGCATGTATTTGTCTCTTAGCTGAAGGAAGAACAGATGAATTAAGATATGACTATCTATCATTATTCAGACAAATGTATAGAAAAGTTAGTGTAGACGTTGAAAAACATAGCTTCTGCTCTGAATTTGCTCAATGGGTATTACAAGAGTCCGGTATACTAAAAAAACAAGGTAAAGCATTAAAACCGGGGGAATTCGACAATCTTGGAATATATAAACCAAGAATAAAAATATACTAAGGATAAAATCATGAATGAAATTACAAGTCAAATAGTGACTCAAGCAATGGCATTAATAGTTCCAATGTTAATAACTGCAATTGGAGTCATAGCAACTTGGCTATTAAATGAATTAAGAAAGTGGACAAAAAGTAAAACAGATAATCAAACAATTGACACTGCATTTAACCAATTTGATAAAATTACAAAGGGAGCAGTAGTAAGAGCAGAGCAAGCAATAAAAGAATTTGCATCAGATGGTAAAATTACATCAGAAGAAGCAATAAAGATAAAAAAACTTGTATTTAATAACATTAAAACCCAAATACCAAAATCTACTGGAATTATTTTAAAGAAAAGTGTAAATAATTTTGATGATTTTATAGATTCAAAAATTGAAGAAACAGTATATTTTATAAAGCAAAATAAGATAAAGGAGTGTTAGCAATGGACTTAGTAGAAAAATATTTAGAAGAAGCTAAAAGCAAAACTCCATCTACACAAATGGAATGTATTGAATGTGGGAGAAGATTTAAAAAAGTAATAGGTAGAAATACGTTTGAAGTAAAATGCCCTAAGTGTGGGTCATATGATACTGAACCTGCATAGGAGATGAATATGAAATATTATGAATTTTTATTAAATGAAGATGCCGTTTCAAAAGCTCTTGGTTTAGGTGAACCTAAAGTTGGTCAATCATATCCATCTGAAAAAGTACAAAGATATATTAAAATAATTGATGCAGCATTATCTACAATGCAAAAAAAAGAAGAAAATGAAGCTAATGATGCTATAGTTGAAGATTTAAGAGATAAGAAAAAGAAGTGGAAAAATGTAGATCAAGAAACTAAACCAAAAAAGACTATAACTGAACCTCCACCGGATCAAGGAGAAGAACCACCACCCGAAGACCAAGACCAACAGCAACAGCAACCACCACCTGAAAAAAAACCACAAGAACAGCCACAAGAAGGTAAACTCAAAAGATTTTTAGGTGGAGAAATTATTTAACAACCAAAGCAACAAAGGAGAAAAATTATGAATTACTCAACATTTGCAGCATTAACCAATTACGATACAGCAGTAGCAGCAGTAGCAGCAAACGGATCAGATGGAGATGCATGGTTACTGAATGAAACTAAGATTTTTCAAGATGGAACTATGGGAAATCCAAGAGCAGCAAACACCGATGAAAATACATACAAAAAAGGTGTACAAAGACAAAAGGCAAGAACACTAAATCCTACAGTAACTAGAAATAAAATTAGTCCAGTAGGGGGAGCAAATAAAAGTGAAGGATATGCAAATACATCTAAAGGTGGGGGAACATTTGTAAATCAAGAAACTGTACCTAATACTAAAACACCAAATATTAGAGGAAAGGTTGCTTGGTATGTAACTGATAGCACTAAAGCAATTGGATATAGGAGAGTATTTGGCCTTCTTGAAGACCCAACAACTACAGCACCGGGTAGAGATGATGATAATCGTAGGAGTTAAAAGAAACTTTTAAAAGCATTATCTACATCAATTAGTTGTTCCTTACCAATCGGTTCAAGTAATAATCGTACTTTCTTGATGAAAAACTTATCAACCATAATACTTGGATCAAATTGTATTAAAGTATTGAATTCTTCAGGCCAATCGTAAAATGAAATTGTTTCGACATTATAAGGATTCTTTTTGATGTAAACTACTTTGGCTTTAAGACCTTCTTTGATATCCTCATATTTATCCTTTAACCCAAGTTCACCTAAAAGGAGTCTATACCCATAGACTCCTTTTACATGCCAAGGTGTACCTTTTTTTGGTAAACCACTATTTAAATACTTTTTGATGTTATTAATACCAATATTTGCAGCTAATTCTTCAGGTTTTAGTATAATCAACTCCTTTTTAAATTTTCTAATACTCTTAGAAAGTTCATTATCATCCTTTTGCTTCATGATCATTTCCATGATTTCTTTTAATCTAGGTCTTATAGCTTCAGCAGATTCAGACCTAACAATTTCAAGACCAGTAACTTTTATATCATTTTTTGGTACTCCCTCTTTATCTAACAACCAATAAGCATATTTTTTCTTCTTAACGAAAAGAGCAGTCTTAGCAATAATTTCCTGTTTGAATCCTATCTTAAAATCATGAACTTGTGAATTATAATCTCCTAACTGGATTTCATTATAAATCCGATCATCAATATATTTTTCCATAATACCAGAAATATCTTTGATGATATCAATTTTTTCATTATCATCCAACTCATCCCATACAGAAGCACCACTGTCCTTTATCCATTCCCCCAACCCAACAAAAAGAGAATCTGTATCAATATACTTCACATAATCTTTATTTTTTGATGGAATTTGATCTGCCATTAGATCAGTCAATATATCTAATAATGCCTTATTAGGGCTATTCAGAAGCTCATTACAGAACATTTCCCCTGATTTGATGGTATGCCTTCCCCCTGCTGTAATAGCTTCAGCAATGTACACGTTAAAGTACCTTGAATAAGGAACTGAAAGGATACCGAAAAAAGCATTCATCATAACCTTAAGAGCTAACTGCAAAGAATTAAGTTCTTTTTCCCGTTCTTTATATTTCTTTTGCTCATCTGAACCATCTTCACATGCATCAGCTTTCATCCCATATTCATACCTTTTGTCTTTAACCTCTTTTCTTTTGAAAAATACATTCTTTTCAACTTTAGCAACCACTCCTTCTTTTTTAGTCGAAAAAACAGAACCATTTGGAGATATAGCTATCAACCCTTTTTTCAGAGCAAGGTTAAACTTATCAAGATTAGATTCATCAAATTTAACCGTTTTCCAATCATCATCACCATTAACTTCCTTCATCATTTCGAATGATGGAAACTTCCTGTTTCTTGTACAAGAAATGATTTCTTCTTCTTGAAGTCTGATAATCTTACCCTTAAAAGTTTCATTTGACATATTCATTGTAATAATATGAGATGGATAGCTTGATGTTATATCCACATCTACAATCCACTCATGCAATCCCTTATCAGGTTCTTTGACCCATGCAGCTTTAAATTCTTCTTTGTTTCCACCTGCAAAATGGGGAGCACATAGATTATTCCTCCTAAAATATGTCAACATTAACCCTTCAATTAATTGGGTTTGAGCATTATAATTTTTCATTGGTGATTTACATAAAAGACTTACTGCCTGAATCATCCTAATATATCCAAGCTGTTTTTCAAGATCATTTACCCGTTCACAATCTATCACATTATAGTCAACAAACTTATCCCAATCCTTTTCAGCCAATTCATTAAGAGAATTATATGGATTTTCCAATTTTCCTTTCTTTAGTTCTACTTGACTAACATACTCAAGAGTATACCTTTCAAGATTTTTTCCATACCATTTGTAGACATTATAATAATCTAAAATTGTCACTCCCCCCATATCAATATTGAGAGATTCAGACAAATTTTGTTTCCATATACTAACTACATTAATAGGTGACATTCTACTATAAATGTCTTTGCCTTTTTCTTCCCCCCATAAAACCTTTGCCCTATTAACCATATAAGGCAAGTCAAAAGCCCATATATTATAACCACTCATCACATCACAAGGATATTTGTTTAAGTAATTAAAAAAATATCTCATTAAATCTTCTTCACTATTACATGCATAATATTTTAAATTTTGCATATTCCCTTCATAATTTTTTAATCCATAAACATCATATCCAAATGTAATAGTTTCTCCTGTTAATCCATTTCTAATTGATGCAAGTACTACAGGGTCTTTAGGGTCTTTAAAATCTGGAAATCCTTCTCCCGTAATTACTTCAATATCTATATAATAGATTTTCAGATTGGGTACATATAGCTCATCATCCGGTATATCATAGTATCTTTCTGCAAGATATTGAATTTCACTTCTAGCTCTATTTTCAAAAACATTATGATTATTTTTTTCTTCTAAAAAATTATGATATGCATAGTAGGTAGGAAAAGTTTGCTTCTTAACTAAACCACCAAAAATGGTTTTAGCATCAGCATTCTTTTTTTTGGAAGGCAAGAAAACATATGGTGTCCAAGGAATTTCAGTATATAAATCTTCACCATTGATTTGCTCCCATAGATGGATTTGTGATTTTTTTGTATTATACCATATATTTTTAAACATCCTTTCTCCTTATAGGAATTGGTGGGAATTGGTGGGAATGAAAGGAGTCGAACCTTCAAATTTTGGATTTTGAATCCAATGCCTATACCTAATTCGGCTACATTCCCTTGGTGAGGATGAGTGGATTCGAACCACCAAATTAGAGATTTTAAGTCTCTTGCCTATACCTAGTTCGGCTACACCCTCATATATCATAATTATAACTTTCTTTCTCATCAAATGGATCATAATAATCATAAACTGCATTGCATGACTCACAACAAACAAACATCGTATGTGGATTTATTAATTGTAATATAACTGGCCCTTTACATATTGGACATTTATAAACAGTTCTTTGTCTTCTTTTCTGCTTTTTCATTTTTTGGTGGGAGTAGTAGGAATCGAACCTACAAATTTATGATCCTAAATCATATGCCTATACCAAATTCGGCTATACTCCCTTAATAAATTTTAAACTCATCTTCTGTAAATAACCACTCATTTTCCTTTTCAAATTCTGTATCTTTAAAAAGTTTAATATCTTCTCGTAACATTGGAACTCCATCTTCTTCATTATAAATGCAATAAGCAGGATGAATTGTAAACAAAACAGGATATTCTTTTTCTCTTAATGATAAAGTTTTAAATACTCCCCTTTGCCTTAAAATTCCAGTAATATCCTCTGTAAAAATATACTTTGCATAATTTCCCAAACAAAGTATTTTTTCAGGATTTATAACAGTTATATACTTTCGTATATAATTTTGACATACTGCAAGTTGAGTTAGATTAGGTTTACCATTTTTATTGCCTTCTACAGGTCTACACTGTACCGAATTTATTATAAGAAACTCATTTTTCTTAAAACCAACTTCTCCTAATAAATCAGTTAATATTTTTCCAGCAGCACCAACAAAAGGAGTTTTATTTCTAACTTCATTATACCCCGGAGCTTCACCGATTATCACATATTTAGATGCAGGACTCCAATGTGGAATAGCTGTACCATTAGGACTTAATGAACATTTCTGACATGTTCCCACTTGTTTATCCAGCAATTCAAGCATTCTTATTTTTTTATTGGAAAGCATTTAATTATTATTCCTTCTTCTCCCCCTTCTTCTTCTTGCTCTTTCTGCTAATTCTTCTTGATCAATCTGCCCTCTATCATCCCCTGAAATTGTAGCATCTTCAATCCATTCATCCAATTCAATGCTGTCATACATCTTTAAGCTTCTTTTGTCAAGATAAAACCTATCCATATGACCAACTCTACCACCAATTCTTGACTTTGTGATTTTATAAAGAATTTCAGATTCATATATCATTTGTTCTTCATCAATTCCCAAAATAGCCATAAAATCAGCAGTAGCAGGAACTCCCATTGATTCAGCCACATAATTAAAATCTAATTCACTAAATGCTACAAAAAATCCTTCTCTATTTAACTGTGAAACTGATACTATAGGACATTCAAATTCAAAAGATAACGATCTAAGTTCTTCCGATACCCTTTTTACTACAGTATACATATTCTTATCAGTCTTATATGCTGTCTTCATCAAATTTATATAATCAACATATATAATATCAATCTTAATATCCCTAAGAGTTAATTCCCTTAGATATATTCGAAAATCTAATACTGATGCATCCCCTGTTGGATATTGTTTTATGAATAGTTCACCTCTACTCTCATTTTCTCTAACACCTCTTAATTTTCTGGCTAATCTTGTTCTATATGTACCAGTTAAATACATCCTATTAACATCAAAACCTGAATAAATACCGTCAAATCTTTGAGCAAAAGCATCTTGAGACATTTCCAAAGAAATAACAACAGCATTCTTGCCATTTAAAACTTGTCTTGCAGCAAAATTAGCCATTGTATTTGACTTCCCCCCATGAATCTTTGCTGTAAATACATTAAAAGTATAAGGGGGAAATCCACCATTTATTAGCTCATCAAAAGCATGGAAATATGTTGGAACTCTATTTTCTGAAGTAGTAAATATCCTTTTAAGCCTATCTCCCATTTCCTCAAAATACTTCAGACCCAAATCAATTTTAATATCCTTGGTTAAAGCCTGTTCGATTCTCTGTTGAATCAAATTTCTTTTTTCAGGGTCTTCAACTTCATCAACAGATTCTATAATAGCAAGCTTGAGTGCTTTCTCTTTCAAATAATCATTAGATTGAGATAATAAAAACTCATAACTTTCTGTTATACTAAAATCTGTTGAAACAGCTTGCTCTATAATAGACCTAATTTCATCAGGAGTTTCAGAAGAATTGATTACAGTATCATTTGACGGTATCCCATTAAATTCATCAACATAATCCTTACAAAATTTAAAAGCATAGCTAATATTAGGATCATCAAAATATTCTGGTTCAAAGACAGATGAAGTTAAAATAAGAAAATCCCTATTGGACAAAATACCTTTGAGTATGATCTTCTCTAAAAAATTTGAATTTAATTTTTCCATTAATAATATTTTACACCACTTTTTTAAATTTGTTAATTAACAAATTTCACTTCTCATGTTATTATTTATAATTATAAATAAAGGGATAAATGAAATGGATGAACTTGACGAATTAAAACAAATATTTGACGAATTAAGAAGTAATCATAATATTGAACTACTGGCAACTTTTTCAGACCTTGATATAGCAGAAAAACTACAAAAAAATGAAATGATGGTCATTAGATACAAAGAATTCTACTATGCAGAGCTTGAAAAATATGAAGTTTTAGAAAGAAAAATGGATGCTTTGAAAGGAATAAGATATAAACATTATAAATTTCATGCAGATGAGGAATGGGCAAAAAAAGAAATAGAAGAATACTGCTTGCCATCTGATGAAAAAATCATAAAAATGAAAAAAATAATGGCAAAACAACAGGTTAGAGTAAGATTCTTTGATATGTGTTGGAGAGCATTCAATTCAATGGGATGGAGCATGAAGACATTTACTGATAGAGAGAGACATGGCATATAAAGTAGAGTTAAATTTAGGCAATAACTATAAAATTAGAATAAAAACAAATCACTATGATTACATGAAGATAATGAAAAATGAATTCTCCCTTCATGTGAAAAATTATTTTTGGTCTGGAAAGTACAAATCAGGATTATGGGATGGAAAAGTTCACTTCATCACTGAAGCATCTTTAATGCCATTTGGACTTTTACTTGATTTTTTAAGAACACATAAAAGACTATTTCCAGATATAAAATTAGAACCTGATGATAATGTCAAAAGTCTATTTAAGGGAGTCCCTTTAGATATCAAGTATGACTTGTCTTTATATCCAAGACCATATCAAAAAGAATCTATTGAAACTACTCTAAAATATACAAAAGGTATAATAAGATCAGCTACAGCTTCAGGAAAATCTCTTGCAATATCTTATATAATCAAAACCCTACTAGATAATCGACCAATCACTAAAGTACATAGAGGATTGATTATAGTTCCATCAGTTCAACTTGTGGAGCAATTCAGAGATGATATGATAGAATATGGTATACCTAGCCAATATATCGGTAGGGTATATACCGGATATAAAGAATGGGATAATGCAATTGTTATATCTACATGGCAAACCCTAAAAAATAATCATAAAAAAATAGAATTATATGATTGTATGATTGGGGATGAGTGCCATCAGGTAAAGGCACATGAACTCAAAAAGATATTTTCTAAATCAAAAGCAAGGTATAGACTTGGATTCACTGGAACACTTCCAAATGACCAAACAGAACTTTATAATATAAAATCATACTTAGGCCCGATTATAAAAGAATATCCTTCAGGTCTTCTTGCAGAACAGGGATATATTGCAAAATGCAATGTTAAAATATTTAAAATAAACTATCCCTTTGGAGTTGAATCAGACTCTTATAATGAAATTAAAGAAGAAATATTTAATCACAAATATAGATTAGGAGTCATATCTTTATTAGTTCATCATTTAAATGATAATGTCCTTCTTCTTGTGTCAAAAATAAATGAAGGGGATAAATTGATGAAATTATTAAATAGACACACAAGAAAAGAGATAGTATTTCTTTCGGGAAAGGATAAGGTTGATATAAGGGAAGAATGGAGAAAAAAAATGATGGAAAGCAATAATATTGCCCTTATTGCAACTTACGGTATATTCCAGCAAGGTATAAATATACCAAATCTAAAATATGCCGTACTAGCTTCCCCAACTAAAAGTAAAATAAGAACTCTACAAAGTATAGGAAGAACTTTAAGAACCCATGAGAATAAAGAAGATGGAGCAATTATATTTGACATTGTAGATGAAGTAAAGTTCTTACATAAACATGGAGAAAAAAGACTCCAATATTATGAATCAGAAAGATTCGATATCAAAAAATTCCATTTTGATCAAAATCAAGAAACATCCTTGGCAAATGCTATTGCAGTATCTTTAGCTTGATCATCCGTTTTAATCACATATTCCTTGCCTGAACTATTACCACAAGTATCAGGTTCTACACAATCACCTACACCAAATCCATAGATAGCTCTATGACTCCAACCATACCATTTACCATCTGCTTCAGCCTTCCCAAATGATTGAGCAGAATGATCAGAGTGAATCTTTTGTCCTTTAATTCCAATCCAATCTTTGAAATGAACTTTAGGCTTTTTATCAGCATATCTAGGTATATTACCTAAAGTCCTTTTCTCCATAGGAACATCAGTCTGTATATAATCAACTCTCTTAAAAGTTTTCATCCTAAGAGTTTTAGGATTCAAATCCTTAACTTTATGAGGTCTTAATTTCTTTACAATAAATGTTTTTTCATCAAAATCTTTGAATTTCATTTTTAAGTTCTTCTATAAATTTTTCTTTCATCAACTGGTGATTAGATTTCACTCATTCCACTTTTGTCCATACTGGTTCTGCTTGTATATTTATATCTTTTAAAATCTTGACTATGACTTCTGCTACTATCTTAAAAATTTCTTCTTCAGATAAAATAGAATCTGCATTTAATGTACAGGAAAAATTCCCATCATCACCTACTTCTGCATGACATATAAGTTTTCCTGTATCTTTTTCATAAATATTTAATCCTGATAATACCGAAGCATCACCAATAATATAAATCTTCTTTTCAACTGTACTACCTTCTTGTGCTATACTATTAGAAACAAAAACAATAAATAATAAAATTAATACTAAAAACAGCTTTTTTTTCATATATCCCCCTAAGAAATAAAAGGCACATCATTAAGAACTACCTTTTCCCCCTTCCATTTCTGTCTCTTTTTTTTATTCGGTATCATAGAAGTAGCAATAGTACATTTTCCACCAACACATGTCCTTACCATCCATCTCATTTTTGTTATTTCATTCAACTGTTTACATATTCTCATACCCAACATTTTTGCATCATTATTATCTAATTTTTCTTGATCAAATTTTAAAATATGTTTAAAAATTCTATATTCAAATGGGTCTTTTGCCAGTATAATTTCCATAAGATTACAGGCTTATCCCTTTTTAAATTCAAATTCCATAAAATTGTCTCCTTCATCCCAAAATTCTCCTGTAAATGTATAACCCGGCATTTTGGATATTTTTTTACTCATCATTCTATAGAGTTTAACTCTACTTGGTTCTTTTGCTGTAAAGTAAAATATATCAGGCTTATAGTTTTTTATAAACTCTTGTAATGCACTACTTACAGCAGAAAAAACTTTTAAAGCACCTTTCAATCCTAAATCTTTCATCAACTCAATAGATGTTCCTTTGTCTGTTATTCTCACAAAATCCACTTGCCAATGGGAAGGTTTTAATTCTAATTCACCTTTAAATACAAATTTTTTATCATCAACATTAAATCCAGCTTCAAATTTATCAGAACCTTTTTTAATAACTTTCAAATCTATATCGGTTTTTAGTAATTCAGTTAAATAATTTACAAGTCTCATTATATCATTCCCTTAAATCTTTATTACAATAGGTTTAGTTACTAATATATATGGTTCTCCTTCTTCGGATATACTTTTAACAGAAGCATTCACATTAATTGATTTTTTTATTATGACTTTATCAGTCCAAGGAATAGTATAGTAATCTCTGTTAGCAACTACTCTCAATTCAACTTTATATTCTTTTCCTTCTTTAAAACCAAATTTCTTCAATGGTGGAATAGTAACAGACAATCTTCCATTTTCAACAATTGTTGAAACACCTATAAATAATGAATCAGTAAGAAATAAAATAAATGTTCCTTTTACATTGGTTACATCTACATTAGCTATAGATATCTTAAACACAATTTTTTTTGGTTTTGATACATTTAACTCCATTCCGTAACCTTTGTAATTTTTATTCTAAAATCATCTTCTTCATCATAGACACTATTTACAATGATTTGAGGTTTTTTTCTTTCCCAACCATAAGACGAACCACCACCACCACCTTCCTCAACTATAATATCACCACCACCTCCTGCTACTCTAGGTATAAATTTTCCCATTGTGGCAATTGCAACACTCATCTTAGCTTGTCCTTACTTGTCTCCATGAGGTAAATTCCCCAGGGGCAGTAGAGGGAGCAGTTATTTGATATGTCCCGATTACATCACTTCCCGTACCCACTGAAGCAGGATTTGAATAAATCCTTAATCTTGCTGAAGTCATATTTCCATCTCCATCATAGGATGGATTATCTATGAATATATTTTCATGAACTAATCCAAGAATTCTTTTTAGATCATCAGAATTTTCTTTTACCCCTGCTGAAATTGCTAATGTAGTTGTTTCGATATCTTCAATATAGTTCTCATTACCACCAAAAGTATATCTTTCATTTATAGGTAATATTATACCACCATCACATCTAATAGCATAATCCTTATGTAAATCATAGGTAGTAAAATCATACTTATAATTACCATCTCCCACTTCAGACATTGAAGCATCAGTAACCACTAGAGAATTATCGGATACATCTCTTATTCTAATGGTAGGTGTCAATCCTGTAGCAGGAGCACCTTGATTTGTAAAGAATGCTGTTATATACATTTAGTAAGGCCCACTTCCACTTGTTGCAATTGATATTAACTGTTTTTGTGCATTATAAATAAATAGTCTTGTTAATGTTTCCCCATCAGTATACCTTTTAAGGTATGTCCTTGTTAATTGCTTTTGAGGATTATAAGAAAAATCTTTATGAAATAATCTTGTTAATTTTAATTCATTTTCCCAAATATCTAAATCAATTAATTGTTTTTGAACATTATAACTAAGTTCTTTATATCCATAGAGTTTAACAGCTTTAAACTCCATTTCCATTTCCATAGAAAGTTTTTCTAATAAGGTATATGCTCCACCACTAGCTGAACCAGAACCACTACCCGTTGTCTGTCTTGTTACTATTACTCCCATTACTATACTGTTCCTGGAATCAATGAAGTATCCGTTTTAATATCTCTCTGCAATTCACCCATTGAATCAGTTCCACCTGCACTTGCAGGTTCAGTCCATACTCCTTGAGTAATATCTTTCTTATCTTCAGTCGTGATAATTCCTGCTGTAACTGTCGGGGAAGTAGTAGTAATAGATTGAGGGGAAACAACAAAAGCAACTACAATCTGATAATCTCCAAAAGTAGGGACTACAGGACTCCCCCCTTCATCAACATATAAATTTCCAAATATTTGCAGAAAATGATTTCCTGACCATGAACGTAATCTCCATCCATTCATCAAAAAGAAATAAGCAGAAACAAATTGACCACCACCTATAGAGTCTCCACCAACAGTCCTTAATGCTTCCAAGTATCCTGCATTAACCGGAACATCTGATGCTGAAGGGGGAGTTGTTATCCATCTTTTCCATGCAGAATAAATATCTCCTTGAGCATCTAATTCTGTAATTCCATAATTGACGTTGATTATTTTATTTGGCCCATCAAAGGTTACTTTTTCTGCCATTAGTAATCCTCTTTAGTAATCCTTAGTTTTTTATTACTTATATTTATATATAAATGGGTCAAAAATAGATGAAATGGAGGGAAAAGTTTCATCAAAAGAATATTCCTATCCTAATGATGAAACTTTTTATTTGAATCATTAACCACATTCCACAACACCTATTTTCTATAAGTAATCAATCATAAGGGATTACTATAGTTTCTTTCAAGAGCAGCAACCAATGAAATAGCTTGCCCTGTATTCCTTGTGATTAGTGAAGTGGTTCTAACATATTGTGCTGTAATCAGACCAATGGCAACTACAGTTACAGGTGCATCAGTCTTTTCTGTTCTTCCACCTTGAACATTACCATCATAGTCAAATGACCATGCTATACTAGCAGCAGAAGCAAAACCTGAAATGGTATTAGAATCAGCATCCTCTACAAGAATAGCATCTGATGTACCATAAGCACTTGCTCCAATACTAGTAAAAAACATCCAATATTCAGCAGCAGGATCATCTACAAGATAAGAGTTAAATTCTAATGTACCTGTAGCAGTAAATGGAAATGTCCTGATGGTTTCCGTATCATCAGTAAATTCCAATCTATTGATATCTTGTAAGTCAAAATTATCAATATAAACACCACCCCATCCTGCAACAAAACTAGTCCGTAAAGTATCACCAATGAAAAGCAATAGCTCATCAGCAATGTCACCTCTTATAGGTGATGCAGCAGAAGTAAGAGCATTAGAATTAATATTACCCGTTTGTCTTAGTAAATACTGAATCTTCTCATAGATTATTTCAGCACTCTTATCATCACCATCAATAATAACATGAAAATAATAAGTCGTATCACCAATCAATCTTCCTTGCTGTGAATAGTAATACGAAACATCAACATTTTGATAATTTGCACCTGAAGCAACTTGAGCATCAGTATGAGTAACCTTAATATCAAGTGCATTTGCCAAAGGCATAGCATATTTCTTATAAGTTAAAGCTGTCAAATTCTGTTCAGTCAAAAGATCATAACTGGAATAAATTTTTGCTTCTTCTCTAAGATAAATGATAAAAAGATCACGATAATCAAAATTTCCATAAGCTGAATTACCGAAAATCTTAACTGCTTGATTGACTTCACCCACAAAAACCATGTCTGTAGGAGTTGCAGCAGAAGCAGGAGTAGCCTGAACATAATATGCTAAATCTGCACCCGAATCTTGAAATGCCCCAAGTGTAGTAACATTCATATATTCTTCTCTACTCACACCTGCTGCATTCTTTAAAGCCCATCCTGCATCTCTAATAGCATTTTTGGTAGTTTGATCTCCCCAATTCCATGCATCAATCAATTCAAACTGTTCTTCAGTAATAGCAATAAGTGGAAATGGAAATTTGATTAAATTAGCATCCGTTTTCCATTCCTCTTTCATAAATGAATATACTGCCTGTCCAGTAGCCCCATCTGCATAGATTAGATTACCAGACCCCGGATTTAGTGTGATAGTACCACTTGCCCCCGGTGTAATTGTAACTTCTACCCCTTGGTTAAGATCATCAGGGTCAACTATTTTAGCCATTTTTTAATCCTCCTATAAATACAAACGTCTAAATCTATTTATATTTATTTTTAATTTAATTTTCCCTTTTTTTACACAAATGATCTTAAATCAACATTTTAGGGGTTTTAGTTCACTTACTCCTATGGATTCGAATACCATCTATCAAGTTTTTGTTGTATAGGTAATGTTGCATTAGCATCAGGAAGGTCAACATTAAGAATTGCTAAATACTCGTAATAGACATTATGTATAATAATATCGACCTTATATCCTTCCCCAAAATCAGTAAAATTAAATGTCCATTCAACATTTCCACCATCTGTTGTTTCCACATGATATAATTCTGCTCCTGATGGATTTGCCCCTCTTGCTTCTTGAATTCTTACTTCTGAACCTGAAACAATACCCGTAAATGTCCACTTAACAGCTTGATTTATTTGTACTGTTCCACCATTAGGAGCAAGATAAGTTGATGAATTACTTGACCCCAAATTATTTATAGTTAATAAACCTGTACCTAAGAATATTATATCATATGTATTTCCATTAAATATCAAATCATTATAATTATATGTTCCTGAATTAGGATGAAGGATAGCACTTGAACTAGGCCCAACATTATCTGTGAATGAAGAACCTGTGATTGCTATACTACTATGCCACAATAAAGAAGGATAATAACCTGAAGCACTATCAGATTGAGTGACCCACAAACCACTTACTGCATTTGAAAACGTACAACCCACAATAGGTACAGTTCCCGGATATACATACCCACAATCAATAAAAGAACATCCATCCAAGAAATGTGAATAGCTTGCTGAATCATCAGGAAAAATTATGGGTCTCTTTAAACCAACAAATGAAATACCACTTAAATCCAAAACATCTATATCTGGCCCTGCTGATACTATAACTGCTTGAACAGCAGTTGATATTGTTGAGTCTGATAGGATAAAAGAAGTTATAGTAGTTGAATGCCCTTCTAATTTGAAAAAATATTTATCATCTGAAATATTTCTATCTTCAAATACAACAACAACACCTGAATCTTCAAAATAGGAGTCTATTGCACCACCACCACCTTGACCATAACCAAATGTCAATGGCCCCTGAACACCAAAAGCAATAGTAGTATAAGCTCTAAAAATACCATGAGCCGTTTGATCTAAAATTCTTCTATCAGAACTTGCAAGTTCAGAAAATGTTCCTCTATCATTTATAGTTCCACCAACCACATAAAGACCCAAATTCCCATATCTTATAATATCAGTAGCAACATTATAACCACCACCAAGAGCCTTTGATAATGTTTCAAAATAATTACCGAAATTTGTTATTGTAGTAAGGTCTAATGATGCAAAACTCCCTGCATCAGCATATGAATTTCCTGCTGAATCCATATTTGCTGCTTGTGAACCATCTAAAACTAAGTTCTGCCAAGCAGTCGGCCCCTCAAGATGATTAAAAACTCTCCTATTACCACCTGCCATATGAAAAGCAATTCTATTAGTTCCATCACCTAATAATAAAGCCTGTGGAGGTATAGTATTATCCCACGGATTTTGAAGTGCATTGTTAAATGTATAAACATAAACCAATGTATTTGATAAATCTACACTTCCTGCTGCTAGTGTAAAATATGATGCTGCATCCCCAATTGCAATAGATTCAGCTACAGCATTTGCTTGTTCAGCCACATCAGTATTAGTTGTTCCATAACTACCGGGTGTCCAACCAACAGTTTCATCTTCAGCTTCAGTTACTATTATTCGTCTATCTCTTATTCTTAATGCCATTTAATCATCCTATCATAAAGTACTATAACCATACATTGATTTGCCCACACTACTCCTTTATCTTGCATTGTTTTTATTGATATAATTTTATCTTGTTCCCTTCTATTACTCAAAGTCGGATTATAGTGATTTGAACCAAAAATATAAACACAATCTTTTGGATGTTCGAATTCATGTAGCCAAATTGTATCAAGATTTTGATGTTTTGTTCTTGGTTCAACAAAAACTCTTTCCAATTCAGGATTTATTTCATTAAATATATCTTTATATGAATGTCTCTCATATAAAGATATATTTTTTTCTTCAGAATTTCGTATTCCTGATATTGGATTCATCCATAAAGTTTTTACCTCAAAATCCCTTAAAGGCCATACCCAAAAATAATGTTCATTTATTGGAGCTATAAAATCAATTTCCCAATGTCCAACAATTTCAATCATTGTTCTTCTATCACCTTTTCATATTTTCCTTTTGTTCCAATTTCTATCATAGAAATTACTTCCATATCTTCAGTATAAACAAATTTTTCACCATAACCATCAGCAGAATTTTCTTTCTCAATCCTAATTATAACTTTCAGCTTTCTTCCTTTTGGTCTATAATGCTCATTAAAATCAGTTATAAGTTCAATTACTTTACTTAATGCCAAGTCAAATAATTTTTGTTCTTTTTCTTTTTTCCCTAAATCTTCAGGTATCGGTGGATTTAATATTTCTTCTGTTATTTTCTGTGGATCAATATCTACCCCTTGTTCTTTTAATTCTTCCAATCTCATTCTAAATACTTCTAATTGATTTGACATTTTTTCTCCCTTATGAGAAGGTTCTTATCCCTAAAACATTTTTCCTTAACTATATCAATATGTTCGAATTCAGGTGTAAAAGTTAAAATTTTCCATTCAGTACAATACTTCATATCTTCATAATACCTGCTACATCTCTTACAAAATAATATTGTCAATTTTAGCTAACAAAGACTCATCTTTTACATCAGCATCTTTGAAAGAACCCCCCTTATCAACATCCACATCCACATGAGTCTCTTTATCAATACCTAATTGATCTTCACCACCTTTTCTCCAAGGTTGCCCTGCTTGCTTAAATCTTTTCGTAACCAAAGCATCTGGAACATTTTTCATTCTATTCCAAACTCTATCCCATGTCTCCTTTGGAAATAAATCTCTCATGCTATCCAAAGTATTACTGTAGTTTTCAAAATCCTCCATTCCCCCCGAATTTTCAAACTCATCCCATGTCCAATCACTTAAATCAACACCCCACCTTTTTTGATAATCTGTTAATTTATTAAAAAAAGGAACTTTTTTGTACTTCTCTCCATAGACAATATTCCCAGGTGGTCTATCATCATCACCTGCTACACCTGTACCATCATTGGGATATCCTCTACTAACAGTAGCTTCCAAAAACAAAAGAGCTTCCAATAGATTTAGTCTTCCTTTCCTTTTTTTCATTTAATATCTCTTAGGTTTTCGATTAATTGCATTTAAATTCTCTTTTATGTACTTTTCTATATCTTTCACAACTTCTGCTTTTGTCGAACCTTGTAATATTTCCTCACTATAATCATCATCACCATATGTACCTATCTCTACTGTTGAAGACCAATATTGTTTGTTTTCGGCTTGATAGACACTAACACGTATTCGTCCTATAACAGCAGAGTAACTACCCGGATAATCCCTTTTTAGTCTTAACTTTGTAAAAGTAGCTTCATTCAAATATTTGTCTACTAAATCCATATCTAATCTTTTTCTCTCCATTTAGTAGTCCCTTTTGCAGTATCAATGAGTCTTGCACAAAAACCTTCAGCTTTCTCCTTATCCCAACCAGATTTACCTTTCATCCTACTTACACATGCATCAAAAAATCCATGTTTGTTTGGACTATGACCTATAGTTTCACCAAATTTCTCAACTGAAGATTTTCCCCAACCTGCTGCTTCAATTGCTTTTTCATTTAGCTCATCATCATCAAGAAATTCTTTGGTCTCACAAATAAGAGTTTCAATTTCTATCTTGTCCAAGATATCCATACTACTCTTTTCTTCATTCAGATATTTATCTACTTTATCCATTATTCTCTCCACAAAGAAGGAGTATAAGCACCCGTTAATTTATTGAATCTCAATGCTTTTCTTCCTATAATATTTTCATCTGATGGATCGTCCATTTCTACTTCTACAGGTTCTTTCCTATTTAAATCAGGCATTAAATTTCTCTTAACTCCCCATATTCTAGTTTGACCAGAACCTACGACCATACCGGATACAGAAGATTCATTCTTCTTAGAAGGAACACAAACTTTCTTGACTTTATCATAGACTTGACCTTTAGGACATTCACCACCAATAACATCTATGCTTCCTTTGGCAGTATTAGTAGCTACATTACCTGAAGTAGTTGCTCCACTCATTTCATCCTGTAGAATAAAATCTATTTTCTTTATTAAATCCATTGTTACCCCTTCTTTATAAAATCTATTTTTGCTTTTAATGAACTTTGAAAAGCTTTTAACTTAGGTTCTAAAGCTTTTACATTTCTCATAGCTCTAACTGTATAATGTTCAAGAAAAGTAAGACGTTCCATATCAGTAAATGTACTCCTAGCATCTATTTCCATTTTTAAAGCATCACGTAATTCATCCAACTCATCTAAAGCAGATTTAAGTGCCTTCATATCTTTAAATCTTGAAGTTCTTGATGCTTCAAAAATCCTATCAATTTTATCCGTAACAGACATTATTCATCCCCCTTTCTTTCTTTTTTTCCGGTTCCAACTGGAACACATTTCTTTTTAACAGGTCAGAATTTTTGTCCTTTAGGACATTCTTTATCCTGTTCTAGCATAATGGAAAATTTAGATTTTCTTTTATCATCTTTGATAAAAATTTCTTTAGCTTTAGCTTCTTTTTCAACAGCTTTATCTTCAGTTACTTTAGAAATCTTTATAATATTATCAGCTTCTTCAAGAAATCCTTTTATGTCTGTCATTTCTGCTTTGACTTCAAGAGGAATTTCTATATTGATATCTTCTTTCCAAGGAGTAAATGCCTTTCCCTTTGCTACAATATCCAACCTAACAAAAGAGCTTTTGACATTTCTTAAATTTTCTTCTTTAACATAATCTTTTAAAGGGGGAATTTTGACTTTAATTTTCTTATCTTCTAAGCTTACAGGAAATCCATACTCAATATTATCAATATTTATTCTAAATGTTCCTGAAAGATCATCAGCTTTCCCACCTTCAATAACTGCATTAAATTCAAGTAGTTTTGATTCATTTATTTTAAGTTCCATAATGATCTCCCTAATATATTATTATTCATCTATATTTATAAAATTTTTAACAATTTGAATAGTTATTGCCTAACTCCCCACCATTTTTTTAAAATTTGATGTTTTTTTACTTCATCCGTTTCATTATAATACTTCTTAACTAGCTCCACTTTCCCTCTCATATATCTATCATCAATATACTTTGCTTCAGGTGGAATTTTTTTCCTTCTATGAGCTGTATTCCATTCAGCATGAATATGTCTAAATCCAAGAATATCATACCATGTACCCCCAGGTGCAGCTATTTGTGTATTCACTGGATTAACCGGAACTTTCTTGACTTTCAAACCCAATTCTTTAATTGCTATTGCAAATCTGCCTTCAGTATTCCCTAGTCTTTCAGCATATTTTTCATAAGTATCTATCCCAATTAAATGATTTCTAAAATGAACCATTATAGCTTGAATAGCCTTTGTCTTAGCAATAAAAGACGTAGTATTGAAAAGTTGTCTTCCATTATTTTCTTCATAACCACATCCCATAATATCAGCATCTCCTAACATCTCCATGATCTTAGGAAATCCTTCAGGTTTTTCAAGAACACAATCCCCATTACTACAAAACACATATTTAAATGATCCCATTGTATGAAGTCCAAAATACAAACACCAAAAATAAGGATAAAGAACTCCCCCCCATGTCTGATGATGAGGTATCATAAATGTATCTGCCATATCAAACACATCTCTTTCAGGCATTACTTGCTTATAGGATATTGACTTATTTTTAGGATCAAAATAATTATCATATACAACTGTAGTCCAAAATCCTAACTTTTTATGAGACTCTAAGGAAGCTTTAAGAAAGGGTCGATTTCCTGGATGAGAAGTCAATAAGACTCCCACATCTTTAAAAGCATTCATTGCCCATTCATCATTTGCCATCATATCTCTTAGGATATATGCATAGTGATTTTTTTGTGACCCTTTTTTTAAATCATTTACAAATTTTCTTGTAATAGTCATAACAAATTCTCCTTATCTATCAATTACTGCTTTCCATTTAGAATCATATTCATCATCTTTCAAAATAAATGAATTATACTTCCATCTGTCAAAATGACCTAATCTTTCACTAGGTGGCCCTAACTGTTTTCTTTGAGAATCATCAGATAAAATCTTTTGACCGTAATATTCAATAGGATAATATCTTCTATTCCAATAAGAATCTTCTCCCTCTGCCCAATATTTATACAAATATCTTCTATCTCCCCCTACATAATAAAAGTATAATGTATTTCTCTCATGTTGACTAAAAAACTGCCCCTTATTTCTTATATCAATATATTTTTTTGGAACAGGTTCTAAGTGCTCAAGACAAGATGCTTTATGTTCAGCACCAAGATTTCTATAGCCTAAAATATTTTTCCAAGTACAATCCTGATTGTATGAGCTATAATGATCTACCCTACCTTCATAGAAATGATTTTTAGGAAATATAGGTTGAATAGGAGCAGTCTTATTCACATATTTATTTTCTAATATAAAATCTCTCAATAATACTTCAGGTGAATATGATTCGGGTCTATTATTCCATAATTTGTTTTTGATATAAGAGACAAAATCAAGAAAACATCTTCTTTTCCAAACTACATTACAAGTATGAATAGTTCCATTTGAAGATGCACTCATTAAATCAGCATTCCCTAAAAGATTTATAATAGCATCAACATTTTTCGGTTTATCCCAAATACAATCACTATTAACAGTAAATATATATTCTATATCATCAAAAAGAATGATTGTTCCTGCTGCATAGAGAATATCCCATAACCATCCATTTCTCTTTCCTGCCCCATGTGTCATATGCTTAAAAACCCACGAATGAGGAATTTTCCAAATATTACTAGGAATATCTGCCTTTCCAAAGCTGTCATATGAGCATATAACGTACTTTCCCGTTTCCATATACCTTGACAAGGCATACATCAAGAACATCAAATGACCAGCATATGACGTAACAAGGATAGCAATATTTGATTCCTTCAGTGGATTATTAAGAACATAGTTCTTATTCTTAACAACCATTTTTACCTCAATCTAAAAATTTCTTTGATTTCGACTGGAAAGAGTTTTTACTATTGTGAGACCCACATCAAAGGCTGAACGTGTAAATGTGAAAACTTCAAAAACTCCTACCCATGTTTCTAATTCCTGTCTTAATTTATAAACAGTTCCACATTTTGAAGGTATAGTCCATGATTTATCAGGTGGATAGGTGTCATGAAGAAAAATAAATCCATTCTTCACAACATAATTGGAAAGATTAAGGAAATCTTTTTTGACTTGCTCATAGGTATGATCACCATCTATGAAACCTAGAGCAATTGGAGGTAGGTTTACATCTTTAAAAAAATCATCTGATTTGCTTGTATAGACTTTAGAATTTTTACCAAAGTAGCCTTTGGTATTCTTCATATTCTCTACACCACTCCTAGAATACTCACAATGAAAACATATTCTATTATATTTTTCTGCTAATTTTGAAAAGTAAATTGAAGATTCACCACATCCAATTTCTACTAAATCTCCACTAGTATAGTAAAGAACATAATCTGACAAGACACTTAATAAGCCCCATCTATCCCATTTAAATTTTCCACTTATAACTTGTTCGTATAAATTTTTTAATTGCTTATGTTCTTCCATCCAATAACGTCCTATCCATCATATCATGCCATATTTTTTTCCCTTTATCATAATTATGACTTAATCCAATAATTTCTAACACAAGCCATGTATCATGAAAATTTTGTAAAAATTTAGGAAAAAATAAAGTCACATAAGGAATTTCTAATTGTAATACTTTAGTATAAAAATCAGCAAAATCAGTTTTATATTCAGGTAACTCAAGTCTTTTCGGATCATCATATTGAGGTGGTAATGATTTTCTTGAATCATAGATTGACTTTATATCTCTATGACAAATTATCAATTTCAAATCTTGTCTAACAGTCCACCATGCTTCAATGAGTGCAGGATTCCACGTAAATCTAGGGTCTTTAATAACTTCAACCTTTCCTTGTTTTTCCTCATCTTTATCTACATTGAATATAGCTTCTTTATACTTGCACTTCCAATATGGCCCACGATAATCAAAATCCAAATCTATCGGTTTACCTGCCTTACAATAGTTATTCCACATTTCCCTATTGATAGAATAAGCAGTAGAAAGCTCATACCCTGCCCTTGCTTCTTTATGCCAATTTATATTCCTACCTACTCCAAACCCAACATCCCCCAAATATTTAGTTAAAATACTTGTTCCACATCTACCTAGTCCTGTTACAATAACCATATTTACCATCCCCTTTTTATACAATCAATTATATACTCACGATTCTCCTTAGTCACCCACCACCCTACAGGAATACATATCATATTATCTATAATGGATTCTAAGCCCGGAAGGTCTTTTTTAAACTTTCCAAAACAAGTATGTTTATCATTTCTCTCATGAACTCTTGAAACTGAAATTCCCTTACTACTCATCATAAGACAAAATTCAGACCTATTTTCTACTAACATAGTAAAAAGCCAATAGGATGATTCTCTGTCTTCTGCTATTTGAGGTATCTCAATTCCATCAAACGGTATTAATTGAGCTTCATAGTACCTTGCATTATTTTGAGCTTTTTTATCGTTCTCATATGCAAGAGAAATATTATTCAGCCCTATTGTTGCACACACATCATTCATGTGAAACTTATATCCCCATTCCTTGATATCTTCTTCACACCTGAAATCAGTTCTTTCACTTTCTCTATCAATCCCATACCACCTTAACAATTTTGCTCTTTTATAATCATTATAATCTTCTATACACAGAGCACCACCATCAACAGAAGTCAAATGTTTGATTGCCTGAAAAGAAAACATTGCAAACCTAGACCATTTAGTATCTCCAATTTGATGATCTTTATATGTGGCATTAAAAACATGAGCACAATCTTCTATGACAGGAATATTATAATCATGAGATAGTTGACCTATCTCCGACATATCACAAGGATACCCCCCCCAATGCACGACTACAATAGCCTTTGTTTTTTCAGTAATTGCATATTTAATTGCCATAGGATCAATATTAAAATCTCTTTCAACATCTGCCCAAACAATATCTGCTCTTTGCTGAAGAATAGGCATATTAGTAGCCGTACAAGTCAATGGAGTCGAAATAACCTCATCTCCTACTCCCACACCTAAAAGTCTAAGAGCTAGAGTTAAACCATGTGTACCTGATGATAAAGCCAAAACTCTTGGATGATCAAAATGTTTCATCAATTTTGATTCAAGTTCTTTAACTTTTTCTCCCTGTCCAATCCACCCCGAATGAATGACTTTTAATAACTCATCATCAATTTCAGGATTCATACCAACTTTGAACATCGGTATCATTATTTGTCCTTTTTAATTATCTCTATTTCCACCAATTCTCTTATCACTTGATATGCAGGATTAGATACAATGCCCGTTATTCTACCATCATCTTTGAATATTGCATTCCCTCTAGGATCAACATCAAGTGTATCAGCAGATACAGAAAAGGTCATGATCTTTTTTTCTGGATTTGGAAACAATACTACTGAAAATTTTCTCTTTCCCATTTTTATTTTCCCCCTTCTATTCTCTTTAAATATCCTTTCGGATTAAATGACATTAAATGTTTCTCACATTCATAATCTACTTCCCAATCTTTATTAATTTTTAACCATTCTTCAACTGCTTCATATGGCCCTTCCCCATACTCCCAAGGTACAGGGTGTCCATTAACATGAGTATCTTCAACAATCATATAACTATCAACATCAACAAATTCTGAATATAATTCCATTTCTTTAAGAACATGTTCTTTCGTATGCCATGAATCTAATATTACTAATCCCCCATTGTTATAATATCTTCTTTCAAGGTCATTCCATCCGGTAACTTTATATATTTCCTCAATAATCAATGGATTAGTACTTCCACCATGCAAAAAAGTTATTCTGTCTTCCCATTCATATTTACCCCATTTATTAGAATTTCTTTTAGTTCCATCAATATCTATGCTTATTACCCCACCTTCCCCCAATAACTCACAGATAGCAGCATAAAACATAGCAGAACCACCATGCCCCGTTCCTGTCTCAATAATATATTGAGGTCTAATCTCTACAATCAATTCCTGAATTACAAAAGCATCAAAGGGAAGTTTCCACATGGGAATTCCAAACCAAGTATTTTTTTCCCATATTCGGCTTTTCTCATATAATTTATGATATTCATCTATTGCTCTCATTTCTTTTTCCATAATAAAGTCATTGAAGGAAATGGAGTCAACACTTGAAAAATCCAATTATCCATAAGAGAAGTAGATAATACATCCCTAATTGGTCTGAAATTATATTCTTTTATCCATCCCTCATCTCTTTCTTTAGAACCACCTTCAAAAGCAATAATTCCATCAACAGAAAGTTTATCCCCCCATACATCTAAAGTCCTAATAAGTTTATCACCATCATTGGATATATCCATATGAAGAAAATCAATTGTTCCATTATCAAATACTTCCACAACCTCAAAAGCATCTCCTTTACTTAAATTTACAAATTTATCCAAACCTTGTAGTAACAACATTTCTTCAACTTCTTGAAAATTTCCATGTTTATAATCATATTCTTCCCAAAGATCATAAGCAAAAAATTGACTTACAATCCCTCTATTACGATTAAATCTTAAAGCATGAGCAATATAAAATGTAGAATAACCATCTAAAACACCTATCTCTATAACTAATTTAGGTTTATGAGCTAATACTAAAGCTCTTAAAACCATTCCATAATTATTTTCTTTATAGGAACTTCTTATATCTTCCATCATTATTCCCCATTATAGAAATCAATAGAAGCAATATAAACAATTGTATATACTTTTTTTCTTAATGGACATTTTTTAGGAATACTCCCTCTATCTTCTTGTGATATAATCATATTTTCATAAGCATCTTTATCATCAAAATAAGGATTATTACATTCCATTCCATCCATTGAAGTTCCAAAAAAAGGACATTTATGGATGCATTCACTTATAGTTATAAGTTTATCAACATCATCCATTTCATTCTCCTATGATACAATCTGCCCATCTGGTAGGAACAAATTCAGCCATTGCCCTTGATCTTGCATTCCTTCCTTTTTCTTTTAATACTGCTATATCACTATTTATCTCTTTTATAACTTCTATATAATCACTCACATCATCACACAACCATCCGGTATCTTCTGTTATCCTATCCTTTGCCCCATAGCTATTATCCCCGATACAAGGCAAGCCACATGCCATAGCTTCAATAATAACTCTTGGCCCTTGATCCTGATAACCTGGGGGGAGATGATACCAAAAGCAATTCCCTTGAGATAAAAATTCAGGTACAGGAATTTGATTTACTTTGAATTTATGTACATTAGGATGATCAAATGTTGTAGACCTAGCTGGCATATAAAAGAATTCAATTGAAGTATCAATCTCATCTAATATTTGACTTATTAGCTCATTAGTATATTCAGGATGTTTTGCATCTTTTTGTGAGTTATGTCTGATAAGTCTCAAATTATCAGTTGACTTATGTTTATCAGGATAGTCAATTTGAACTTTAAAGAAAGCATCTAAATCAGTAGGAGGGGGAAGGACTTTAGTTTTTGCATCTTTTAACCTTTTTAACAACTCTGCTTTCTTAGTTGAATTAAGGAACATATACAAATCCCAATTTTGAGTCCAAGTCACTTCCCCCCCACCACCTAGTTGATAGTTCAGAATCATCACTTTTCTTTTACAGTTTAGATCATCCATTACTTCTAAATATTGAGGTTTTTTATAATTCCAGATAGTATCACTGCAATAGAAAGTTAATAAATCAACAGGTTCTTTCATATCATTCCAAGGTCTTATAATAACATTTTGTGGAATATTTTTCTGATACTCTCCTGAAATATTACCTGTAGGAATTAACTCAACTCTATAACCTCTGTTCAACATGTCTTGCATTATAAATAAAGATGATCTTTCCGAACCACCAAAACCACGACAAGTAGTAATCATTCTAAAAGATTTTCTATCATCATTTTCAATTATTACTTGTCTTTCAACTTTTTCTTTTTTCTGTTGAGCTTTATGTATTTCTTTCTTTGCCCAAAAATGACAACGATGCCCACCTTTAGAGACCATTTCAAAATCTTTAGAAAGATATTTCTCTTGCCATTTTCTTTCCCATTGTCTTCCTGCATCATGAATGACTACAAGATCAGAAAGTTCAGAAGCATATTTTGTTGACCATTCCCTACTTTGTCCACCTGCTGGCCCATCCACAAAAGCAAAATCAAATTTAGTATCTTTAAATTCTTCAACATTGATATCAATTTTCTTTCCATCCCATTGAAAAATATGATTCTTATCCCCTTCACACATACTTTTGATTTTTTTAATCCACCCAGGTTGAGTTTCGAAAGTGACAATTTTATCAACTTTAGTTGCAAAAAGTAAACTTGAGAGACCACAACCAAATTCCAAAATTGTTTTGACATTATAAGTTTTAAAGATATCAAGGAGAAATAACCAATCTCTATCAGTAATACTTCCACCACCCCATTTAAACCCAAACTTTTCTAATAGATCATTATCAATTTTTTCAGGTTCAGGAATACTAAATATCTTTTTCTCCCTTACAACATTTTTAAAAAATGTATTAGACACTTTCTTTTTATATTCAAGTCTTCCCCCCTTGTAATACATTCTAACTGAATCAGCGATTTGTTCAGGGTCAATTATATCAACACACTTAGGAACTTTCTTTGTATTATGCCCTTTAGTTATTGGCCCATTTGGAGTAAAAAGTTGTTTTTCTACTGGATCAGTCCTAACATATTCTTCTTTAGAATCAACTAGGTTCCTACATCCCTCAAGCTTACATGCCCAACATGACTTAGTTTCCGAACAATCAAAAAACCCATTCGTTTGAATATATTGGTGTCCAAAATATTGAGTAAACCATGCAGGTTCTCTTGCACCTGCTACTGTAACACATGGATTATTAAATGCTGCTGAGAGATGCATATGCATTGATACAAGACCCATTGACCCTTGTGAATGAAGGAAGATATTGAAAAGGTCTCTAATCCCTGTATTCCTATCTTCCGTCTTACCAACATAATTCAGGACATTATCTAATATCGGATATGGATGAGATTTTACACCCAATTGAACAAACTGAATATCGTCTTTGAGGATATTAATTACTTCTTGCCATCTATGATACTGCTTACTAGGCCAACCGGGTTCCCCACCATAAATGAATATCCAATATGCTCCATCAAGGATAGGTTTTCTGTTATATTCTTCTTCAGTTAACCATATATCAGGTTTGATTACTCCCTGATTAATCTTTAGACCCATTTTATTTTGCATATCCAATCTGAAAGAATTAGCCATATGGTAATCCCACAAATTAGACTTATTGGTAAGAAATCCCGGCCCAACCTTAACAGTAGCTTTATTAGCTTCAAGAGACCCCATCCTAAAGCTATGATCAATATGTGGATTGTTATCCCATATGTGCATAGCAGTAGTATGGACACCAATTCTTGAATTCGGATAAGTACTTTTGAAATCCCTTACCCCTGAAGTCAACATTAGAACATCACCAAAAGCTTGCCTATTGTGAAAAATAACTTCACTAGGAGCTTTTTTTTCTTCTGTTATTACAACTTCCTTTTCTGCTGATGGAGTTAAAGTTTTATTAAAATCCTCTGAAGTATATGCTAATAAATCTTCTACAATTTGATCTGTTACAGCTTGATTCGGCAAAATATGATGAACATGATCTTCCCCAAATCTTGCCGATATCAGTAAATCTGTACAATCATTTCTTCTTCCTATTTGCTTATTTTTTAAGATAGTTTCAGCTTCAGAACGAAGCATTTTCCTTAAATTAGGCAACTAAATACTTCTCCCTTTACATTGCATCTAACTCTGCAAGCAAATCATCATCAAGTATTTCATTTTCTGGTTTTTCTTCTTTCTTTTCCTCTTTCGGTTTTTCCTTTTCCTCTTTCTTTTCCTCTTTCTTTTCCTCTTTCTTTTCCTCTTTCGGTTTTTTACCCGTATCCCAAGGAACATCTTCTTTTTCTTCTTTTTCTTTCGGTTCCTCTTTTTTCGATTTTTCCTTTTCCTCTTTCGGTTTTTTCTCTCCATCAACTTCTAAATCTTTGTAATCATTTTTCAAACATTCATTTTCTACAAGTTCCCATAAAAATTCATTTTTCAATATCTCAACCTGTTTTTCTTTCGGAGTCTCCATTGAATTAATGTATTCTTGTAGGTCTGTACATGTCTTCATAAGAGCTTCAATTTCTTCATCATTTCCTAAAGCACCTTGACTTCTTGAAAATGTTGAGCTTGAATAATCAGGCCATTGTCTACCATCTTCCTGTTTCTTTGTTGATAAAACTTTAAGAATAAAATTTCTACCGTCTTCAGATGGATCAAAAATCTGAAATCCATATCCTTCATTAGAATCAGTAATTTCATTTTTCAATTTCTTTTCGACTTGTGAAGGAAATTCATAGATTTTAATTTTACCTACAACTTTCTTTTCTGGATCACGATCTTCATCTCTAGGGTCTTTACTTACCCAAAAATTAGAAACGTGTCTCTCTTTCCTCTTTAATTGATAAGCATGTGATTTATCTTGAGAAGTACCATTGTAGAGTTTAGAAGTAGCAGCACAAAAAGGACAAAAGTTTTTAAAATCAGAAGCTTCACCTGTCTTTGGACATAAAACAAAAGTCCAAGACTCCCCTGATTGCCAAAAATGATAATAGTATTTCTTATAAAATTTTCCCTTTGGGTCTGGAACAAACCTACCTTCATACATCTTTGGTTGTTCAACCGTTCCTTTATCAGGAGTTTCCCACAATAAATTTGACCTTATGAAACCACCTGAAGTATCCTTTTCTTCTATTTTCTCCTTTTTGAAATCATTGAACAAATCTTTATTAATCCATTTACTCATGACGAAAACCCTCCTTTAATAGTTTTTATAGAATTTTAACATGAGTTTTCGAATTTGTTAATGTTTTATTTTCAAAAAACAAAAAAAAAATGGCAGGAAGTACTTTCCTACCATTTTTTCATATCCTATTATGAATTTATCGCATTCTATGGATCGTTATAATCACCTCTATTACTATTACTAATACAAATCACCATCACTCTTTACTCCTTTCCTCTTTTAGGGTTTATTTGAAAGCACAATAAGTTTCATTAAGACTCATATCTTCATCCCCATTTTCATTCAGCTTCTTCTTTTTCTTCCAAAGAGGATCACCTTTTGGAGCTTCAGACACAAGCAGTTCACCTTCAGGTAATTTATCTTTCAGCATATCACCACCTTGAGGTATATCTCTAATCATATTTCCTTTGTGTTTCGTGCTCATAGTAATTTCACCTCCAATTTTTTAACAAATTCTTTCATCTCTTTTAACTCTATTATAATCCTTCTATAATTTGTTCCAATGTATGGAACAAGACCCCGTTCATGGTCTGTTAATCTCAATCCTTTGTTCAACAGAAAAACAAAAAATGAAGAATCAATCAAATTTGCTAAATAATGATCAACAGCTATTTTCTGACTACCTTCACTCGTTCCAATATAATCATATAAAGAACTTATGGAATGATCGTTCATATACTTCTTAACAAATTTTGCAGAATTAACCAACCCTTGTTTTGTTATTTTAACTTTTCTTTTTTTATTCTGATCTCTTGTTTTATAGAGCATTAAAATTTTTTCATGAAAGAACTTCATATATGAAAAATTCTTATCATGAAGTTCAAACCCACATCTAAAATAATCATATGGATCAATATTTTGCCATTTAGTAAGAAACCATCCGGTAATTTTTATTAATGCTTTTTTATTCTGCTCTGCAAATTTGGTATCAAAATGCTTCTCAAAATCTTTCGGCATTCTAAACCCTCTGCTAAAATGATCAGCTTGAGCTTTTCTGAAATGAAAATAAATTTTCTCAATATGTTCAGGAGTTACAGGCATTATCCCAAATCATCTCCACATCCTCTACAAGTCATATCAGGTTCTATCCTACCAACATTATACCAAATTACTCCCTTTGGATGCCCTTTAAGTCTACACCATATCACTTCAAACCAGTTATGACATGGAGACTTTTTTTCAAATAAATATTTAAGATATTTATAAACATTGACCAAAAAGGTTAAGATAAGTTTCAATATACTTCCTTATATTATCATTTTTCTCCCACCATAGTTGAGACCTAACTCTTTGATAATCCTTTTTATATATCCTAGCCCGATAATCAATATCCCCTGCAAGTTTCTCAATATGAGCTATCATTTCCTCATCAGTCTTTGCTCTCAATGTCTGGAACTTATAAGGAGTAACATCCGAATAAACCCCAACAGCACCAATAGCAGTGTACTCAAGGCATTTTATATTACTCTTACATGAATTAAACTCATTATCAACCAATGGTGCAATTGCAATATCAGGTTCAATATCTTTTATAGCTTTAGGATATTCAAATACATTTTCCCAAGGATGGAAGTTGATTTTAGATTTTATATCATGTAGTTCTTCAGGTATTGCTCCCATAAGATGCCAATCATAATCTTCAATTGTCTTTCGAATAAACTCTAATAGCTTCTTTCCAAAATCACCACCTGTAACTTCTTCACCCGTAACTTTTTTCATTGCAAAATGATTTTGACTACCTGCCCATAACACCTTGATTTTTTTACTTTTATCGTGATACTCATGAGCAGGATATCTATCTCCCCAAACAAATTTAGGTAGATGATTTGGAATAACAGATATTTTTTCACAATATGGAGAATACATCTCTTTGAGCTTTGCAGTAGAAGAAACCATTGCATCACATTCAGACATTATTGATTTTACTATAGATTCATTATCGTTATAGTAAAGAGAAGCATAATTCCATTTAGGGATACCAAACAGCATATCATCTATCTCATAGACAATAGGAATAGGATACCTCTGCTGTATAGTATTCTTAAAATGCTTCAGAAGATTTAAATGTCCTTCAGTAGCACTTCTTTGAAATTGGACAAAAGTAAAAGGTTTATACCACTCAATATCAGAAATATAATTCATCATGTACGTTGAATGAACTTGTACTTGTTTATTTCTGAAATGATTGAGTAGAAAATATGGATATATTACTCGTATTGTTCCACAACCTTGAGTATCCCCAATATATCCAAGAAAACCTAATTTAGCAGGTTTTTTCAAAGACTTTAAAGTAGCTTTCTTCTTCAATTTATAATCCTTGAAGATTCAGCTTTCTTCAAAATCTCTTTTACATTTTGATTATCTTTAAGCCTTCTGAGAAATTTTTTGTAATCAGATAAACACTCTGCTTTAGTGTAATCCTGAAATTTTCCCGAATTCTTCTCTGTCTCTCTTTCAACTTTGTCTATTTCTAACTTACAAAAAATACATTCTTTCGGATATTCCCCATCTACTTCAGGTTTACTTCCCTCAATAATTTCAACATAATTAGGGGGGAACATCTCTAGACATTTTACACACTTCGGCATTCTGTTTATCTCCCACTCATATTTTACTCCTTCCGATACCTTAGTATCATTTTTGACTCAATTAGATAATAACATGACTTCTTAAAATTGTTAATATATTATTTTTAATTTTTTTTCCTTTTAGGATTTTTATCCATGTTCCACTAGTAATAGGCATTTCTCCCCTCTTGAAACCATCAACCATGATATTCCCTTCAAGGATTTTAATTTCATCTTTGCCTTGATAAAGGTCTCCCATGACATTTACAGCTACATTTGTAGAGGAAAGTAAGGTGTTTTCAGGAGCAGATTGTTTTTCGGGAGCAGATTGTGCAGGTTTTTTCTTATAGCCAGTACCAAAAAAAGGATTACTCATTTTTCATTGAATCCATTTAAAACACTCATCAACTCTAAAGTTTCTTCAGTAACTTCCATTACAAGATTTCTTGGATATGAACAACACGTACATATAAGATCATATCGTACCAAATCCAAACTTTCTTTTCTCAATTGCACTTTCATTACATGATCAAATAGACGTATCATATCACCTTTTATCATTTTCTTTCTCCTTCCATGCCTTTTTCCCTTTCCATTTTAAACAGCTTCTAACATAACAGCCATGTAAATTGAAATCATACCATCCATCATCAAACACATATACTCTATATATGTCCTTATCTTCATCATATGATACAAAATCAACAGCAGGTGGGTAATTTAGAGCAAATTTAATTGCATCTCTGTAATCTTGTTTTAAATACATTGGATTGGGTAGGTGGTAGCAGTGATTGGAGTCGAACCAATAATCTGAGCTTCCCAAAAGCTCCGTGTTACCATCAACACTTCACCACTATTATCTAAACCTATATCACTTTACATTAACCATGTCAATGATTTTCTTGCTTGGTTTAAATTTAATAACGATTTTTGCAGGAACATCTATAACTTCTTGATTTCTTGGGTCTAAAGCTTTCCTTTCTTTCCTATCCAAAAGAAAAAAAGAACCAAAATTATTAATAGTCACTCTTTCATTGTTTTCCAATCCGATTCTTATCCCCTTGAATAAAACATTTACAATTTGAGAAACATCTTCTTCAGTAGTCATAGTTTTATCCGATACATAGTTAATTAAATCTGTTTTATTCATTTTCCTTTAGTTACCTCTCCTAAATTTCATGGATATATAATTCAGCATCATCTTTAGCATCTGGTAAAGAAGGTGATTTGGATTTTGGCTTTCCATTTACATAAATAACCCAATCTTTCCCTCTTTGTTTTATTACTACAGTACCAGAAGTATTTTTATCTTGTAGGACATATTCATTATCTGATTTCTTCCATTTTCTTTCAGATAAATACTTATCAATTATTTCATTTATAG